GCGTTTCAGCCGGGCGGCGAACGAATCAGCCGCCCACAGCAGCACGAATCCGACCGTATACACGAATGCGACGGCGAACAGGCAGGCGACGAGGAACCACGGCATCAGGGCGAACGCGCCTCCCGCGGCGCTCACCATCACCGGCGCGCTGACCAGCTCGCACACGCACATGACAAAGGCGATGGAGACCGCCTGCACCAGCATCGTCGGCAACCCGGTCTCGGGCTCGCGCGTCACATTCGTCCAGTTCGCCATCTTGCACCTTTCGTCAGTGTCGGGCCGCAAACCCAGCTGTATGTAAAGCAGCCATCCCAGAATGTTGCGATAAGGTGCCCCCGGTGGGACTCGAACCCACCGGCAACACACCTCCGAAGCCTACTCCCACTTGGATTACGCGGCCTTGACCTGAGCTTTTGCCCACATTTTGCCCACATTCTCACCGAGAAGAAGCCTCGTCATTGCCGATGACAGCGCATCGAGGTCATCATCGAACAGGTCGGCGTAGATGTCCAGCGTCATCGCGGCGCTCGCGTGCCCGAGTTGGCGTTGCACCGCCTTGACATTCGCGCCGGCGTGGACCATGAGGCTCGCGGCGGTGTGGCGCAGGTCGTGGATCGTCAGCCGCTCCCCTATGCCGGCGGCCTTGCGGGCGGTGACGAGCCACCCGTCGCCGCTGCTGGCGTTGCCGTATTCGCGGATCATGCGGCCGGGCTTGCCAGGAGCCTCGAAGAGCAGGTCGTCGGGTCTGCGGCCGTCGCAGCGGGCATGCATGATGCCGTCGAGCGCGGCCGGGTACATGATGGTGCGCTCCGTGTAGGTCTTGGTGTCGTCTGGGATGATCTCGCCGCCCACCATCGGGGCGCTCACCCCTATATATATGCGCCTCGAGTCGAGGTCCACGTCGCGCACGCGTAGGGGGACGAGCTCGCCCCATCTCATGCCGCACAGGCCGAGCGTTAGGATGATGTCGCGACGCCATTTGGCGTGGCCGGCGAGGTCGGCGAGCTGGCGTGCGGTCAGGTAGACATGGCGCTTGCGCCGCTTGCGGGGAAGCTCTATCCGCCGCGCGGGGTTCGAGGGGATGCGCCGGTCGTCCACCGCGTCATCGAGGATGCCGGCGAGGATGCCGTGGGCGCGCAATGTCACGCTGGCGCTTCTGCCCTTGGCCCCGATGCCGACGATCCACCGCTGCACATCCTCGCGGGCGATGCCTGACACTGGGACACCGGCCCATTCCGGTTCCACCCACGTGCGCCAGGCATTCTCCAGAGTCCGATAATAACTCACCTTAACGGCGAGCTTTTTCTTGGCCAGCCATGCAGGAGCCAGCTCCCCCACCGTGGCTTTGCCTGACTGAGGATCGATGTACGTGCCCTCGGCCTTTGCTGTGGTCACGCTCTTAGCCGCCCAATTGACGGCATCGCTTTTGCGTCTGAATCCCCTTTTGTCGGTCTGCGTGCCGTCCGGCTTGCGGTAGCGGACGCGATAACGCGCTTCGCCTTTGCTGGTCTTGTATCGGGTGACATTAGCCATGATTTTCACTCACTTGTACGGATTTTTCCGGTTTTAACGTGTTTTAACCGGTTTTGATGTGTTTTAATTGGATTTGACAGGGAGAAGGGAAACACGTAGGCTATCCTCTTACGCCAAAATCGAAAGGAGGCGGCTATGACCATGACGGATACCGGCGTGAAGCCAATACCGGCGTACGCGCCGCCCGAGGGCGGCAAGCCACGCAACGCCGTGGACGAGAAATGGATGCGACTGCACCGCGCGATGATGAACCGTCCGGCACGACTCGCGAAGAAGGCGCAGAAGATTGAGAATAGCGATCGTCACTAGTCGCCTGTGCGACTCCGGCGACCAGCTCGCATTGCGTCGCTTCGTCTGCTGCGAGCCGAACGGCCCGGAGTACGCGATGGACGTGCAGCGCTATATCCGTGGACTCCGCGTCAAGGACGAGCCGGGGATGTACCGGATGGTTCTCCAGTACGGGGAAACCCCGAATGCTCCCATCATCGGCTTCTGCGAGTTCGGATACGACCCCGCCGCCTCGGAATCCAGTGGTTACGCGATATCGTTCATCGCCACCGCGTTGAGCGAACACGGCCGGCATCTCGGTGCGATACTGTTGGACTGCGCGCTGCGATGGATGGCGAACGACGCCGCCAGACACGGGCGCACCCCGTACGTGCTTACACAGATCGATCCCCGGAACGAGGCCAGCGTTCACCTTTTCTCCGGCGCGGGCTTCGAGAACGAGGGGCGGGATGAGGACGACCCCGAATTCGACATCTGGTCGAAGGAATTCGAACCGCTCGCCACGGACAGGCTCTACCTCTACTCCCCCGTCGCAATCGAGGAAGACGCTAAAAACTAGCATTTTCGGGTGTGCTTCGCCTTTGCTGGTCTTGTATCTGGTGACATTAGCCATTCAGATCACCTCCCATACGGCGAGTATCCTGTTAGATATGACAGCAACCGAACCGACGACCGCAGTGCTGCCGACATGGCGGCAAAAAGGCGAAGGCCCCATAGGGGGACCCGGCATGGACCCGGCGGCAATGCGCGGCATGCGTTGGACTTGGCATGGAACAACCTCTCCGGGTATTCCGCTGCCGGGTTGGCCAATCTTGTCAGGGCTCCGGGGTCCGCTTGGGATAAGGCATGGCAGGCGCATTCGATGTATATAAGGGATGAGGATATGGCCGACGATGCCACTTTCCTTCGTCGGCCGTCCCACTGACGTTGGCTCGCCAGCGGGACTTTTACTTATTTGTTGAGATTGTCGATGGCGTACTGGGCTTCCTCGGGGGTAAACTGTTCGCCATACGAGGACACAAGCTGGTCGTAGATCGCGGCCGAGGACATGGACATTGTTTCTTGGTAGGACTTGGCTTTGGCCAATGCGTTTGCGTTGTAGTCGGCTTGCAGGTGGTCCACGGCGTATTGCGCGGCTTCGGCGGGGAACCGCTCCCCGTACTCGCTGGTCAATTGGTCGTATATACCCTTCTTGCTCATGTGCATCATGTCGGAATACGATTTCGCTTTATTAAGAGCGTTCTGGTATTCGACCGGCGGCTGCGCTTGAATGCTGACCTTCGCGGTCTGTCCCTCGTATTCGATGGTGAATTCGGTGGGCGCGTTGATGTTGACGGCACCGGGGTTCTGAATCTTCCACCCGGTGACGTTCTTGGTCGTCCCGTCATCGTATTTCGCGGTCACGGTGATGCCGGAGGTCTGGTCGGTCACCTGTTCGCCATCCTTGACGTTGCCGCTGTAGGATGCGGTGATGCCAGTGAGTTTGACATCCTTCTTCGGCGTCGGTTTCGGTGCCGCGCTTTGGGTGGAGGAGCTGGTAGCGGTCGAGCTACCACTTTGCGAATTGTTGTTGCCCCCCATGCCGGCGATGGCGAGCACGGCCACCACGATGATGACCCAGAACCACCATTTCTTCCAGATCGGTTTCTCGGGTTTCTGCTGGTGTGCGCCGGGCTGTCCCTGTGGCTGCTGGGTTGGCTGCGGAGCCTGAACCTGATTGCTGTCGGTCATTTCTTTCTTCTTTCCTTATACGGCCACACTGTCGTGCAGCAGTTCTTTGTAATCTTCTATGACCTGTACGGTCACGTCGAGCGCCTGCGCGATGAGATAGCTGTCTCCCTCGTACATTTGTTCGGCTATCGCGTATTCGGTCGGGTTGATGAGTCGGAGCGCGGTTTCGCGTCTGGCTCGTCTCTCAGCTTTTGACCCGTTCGGGTCGCAGCCTCGATCGTGGTATTTGGCGTGTATGAGTTCGTGCACGAGCGTGCAGCGTCGCTGGTAGTCGGGCATGGTCTCGTCGATGATGATGAGTCGTGTCGGCTCGTAGTAGCAGCCGCAGCGTCCGGGCGATAGTTCTCGTTCCCGGACTTTGACGCCGAGTCTCAACGCTTCGGCGAGTAGATCCTCATATCCCATAAAGCCTCTATTCGCGTGGTGTGGTGGCTTCGTTTTCCTTGTTTGGGTCGTCGTTCGCGGCTACGTCGAACTGTTCGGGGTTGGCGGCGATGCGGTCGGCCATCTCGTCGGCGGCGCGTTCCGCCTCGATGCGGCTGGCCTCGGCGATGATGTCCCGCAACGTCTGCACCGGGTCGGCATTGCACACATCACAGATCGCCAAAAATTCAGAAAGACGAACGGGTGACTTCTCGCCGTTGTGAATATATCCGACTCGGACATGGCTGACCACACCACCCATGCGTTCGGCAATCACTCTATACGCCAAGGCGGAATCATCAATTATCTTCGCCAAGGCATCTTTTGCGGCGTAATCCATTGCCGTCCATTCAATCTTTGCTGCCATGGCTCAAACATACGTGTAAGCACATGGAGACACGCCGCACTTGCTTAAATTGTAAGCGTTAGCTAACATTACTTTTCAGTAATCACAAGCTTACATACTGGAGGTGGTTGAGATGTCCTCAACTGATTTCAGACAGCTTTCGACCAAGGAACTGCACTTGTATATGAACCTCGTGATGGGTTTCTGCAAGGACATACGCCGCATGCTCCGTGAAGGCACGTTGACCAAGGATGCCATCGACAAATACGAGGTGACGGTATCCAACAACATCCTTACCGAGGTCAACCGCCGATCTGGGGCGGAAACATCTGGGCGGCGGTCAGAGCAAGAGCCGGAGCCTCAATCATGTACCCGATAGCCAGCTGCTTACCTAAATCCTTGACTTTATCCCACATCGACTGCTTATCTTCGGGGGTCTGCACCATGGCAATGTCCAACGCCTCACGCAAACGGCTCACTGCTCGGTCAAGCACGAAATCGCCCGTGATGGCGTACTCGTCCAATGCGGTCTCTGTTTCTCTCAGAAGCCGTGACAGGTACAAGGCCAGACCATCGGGCATGCCGTCCGCGATTCCTCTGAGGACAGTGTTGGCCTCGCTGACGAGATTCCTGACATTGTTCCGTTGCTCTTCGGTGAACCGAAGCGTGCATGAATCAAGCAGCTCAGCCGCGTACATCAACAAGTCCTTGTCGGCGTCGGACATGAAATCGGACGTGCCAACGGGGCCGCTGATCTCATCCCAACGAATCTCGCCGGTATCCGTGAACGCCATCGTCACGGATTTACGCCACCGAGGCAGAGAAGAGCGAAATCCTTTGACGCGTCGTCCTTCCCTTTCCCACTGGTCAGTCGCTTTCCCGATTTCATCGAGAGCGGCGACCAGATCAGGGAAACGGTATCCGGCTTGGTCGGCATCATAAACACTTTCCTTGTCGAAGAAATCATACAGAAACTCCGCAGCGTTCATTTTCCCCTCCTCTTCGAAAGAAGTTGCACATGTCTAATCTACCAGCAATTGAAGTCGCAAAACGGGCGACCCATGACACCCGCAACCGCGTGCTGCTGTCCAAGACCAAGATAACCAGCATCGCCGACGCCAGCAACCGCAACCGCATGACCATCGCCAAATGGCTCGACGGCGACGACATGAGCCTCGCCGCGTTCGTGGCCGCACAGCAGTTATCGGGCGGAGACCCGGTCAAGACCTTGGCCACCGCGCTCGCTGGCAAGAAGGTATCTCATGCCTGAAATCCAGATTTTCAAATTTAAGAACAACCAACCACGGCTCGACATCGACGCCGCTGGCGAGCCGTGGTTCGTCGCCAAGGACGCCTGCGACATCCTAGCAGTGGAGACCAATCATCTTCGGCGTGATCTTGACTCTGACGAAATCACTGAGGCAACCAACCTCCCCAATTGGGAGGTTGGGAAGAATGGCGGTCGTGCTCCCCTGATCGTCTCCGAGCCGGGTTTGTACAAGTTGATCATGCGCAGCCGCAAACAGGAGGCTAAAGAGTTCCAGCGTTGGGTAACGCACGAAGTCCTGCCCTCTATCCGCAAACACGGCGGCTACATGGCCGGACAGGAATCAATGACGCCGGAACAGATGACCTTGGCGGCGATGAACTGGCTTAGATCCAAAGTCGACGAACAGCAAAGGCAGCTAGAGGCACAAGCTCCCAAAGTGCTATTCGCAGACGCGGTAAGCGCCAGTAAGACCGACATTCTGGTTGGCGAGCTGGCGAAGATACTCAAGGGCAATGGGATTGACATGGGCGGTACGCGCCTGTTCGCGTGGCTGCGCGAGAACGGTTGGCTCATGAAGACGGGCAGCAGCCGGAACATGCCGACGCAGAAGAGCATGGAATTGGGCTTATTCCGCATCAAGGAAACGGAGATTACCCATTCGGACGGTCATATCACGGTGAATAAGACACCGAAGGTGACGGGCAAGGGTCAGGCGTTTTTCGTGAACCTGTTCCTCTGTGGGAAGGCGGTGACGTGATGAAAGTCCGCGATGCATATAGATTGGCCGTTCGATTTATCGGGTATGGCGCAACTTTGCTGTTGGTTGGCGGGGCAATCGCCGTGCACCTTACGGGGTATGTGATGGCGCACGACGAAAGCCTTATGGAACGAATCGAGGAACGGCTACGCCAGTAGAGACTCCCCATAGCCCAAATGCAAACGATTGGTCATTTCTGATTTTTCACCTCCTCCCATAGCTAGTAGTTAGGCAACATCCAGCTTAGGGGAGGTGACCTAACCGAAAGAAGCAAATGATGAACACCAAGGATTACGGCCGTCACGCGAGTGGCCTTCTTCAGGCCGATGGCGGTCCGTCGAAGAGGTTCGTCCGCCGGTATCCGGCCATATCCGGCCTGACTGTGATGGCCGCGGGTGCCGTCACCGCGGTCTGCGCGATGCTGTGGATCCTCTCGCATGACGGCTGCGCCCACCCGCTGGGCGCGGTCGTGGCGGTGCTGCTGCTCGCCGCGGGCGGCGTGTTCTCATTGACGCCGGTGCTGACGCTCATGGCCTCCCAGGTCGGATGGCTGTTCCCGGAGGACGACGAGCGCGAATAGGTCTTGGCCGCCCGTCGTCTCTCCTTCATCTTCCGGCGCGACGCTTCACGGGGCGGTGCAGGTTGCCCCCGGCCGAGATCACGCGGGTCATGACGCGTGGCAAAGGCCGGGACCCGGTTCGATTCCGGGCCGTCCACGAAACCGACAGGGTTTCAGACGAAAAAGGACAGTCCCCGCTGGCACGGGAACTGTCCGAAAGGAATACCCAAGAGAAAGGATACGCCATGGGCACAGCGGTATCAAACACGCTGCCGGAACTGGTCACGGTGGCCATGCTCGCCGAGCACACCGGGCGCAGCAAATCGACCGTCTACAAATGGTCGAGCGGCGAACGTCCCAGCCCCTATCCGGAGCCGGTTCGCGTCCGGGGACGGATCGTCGGCTGGCGGCGCGAGGACGTGGAGAACGCGGACAAAAGGAACCGGTGCAGCCGCGCCGAATATCTTTACGGAGGTCAACGATGAACCAGAACAACACCGATGACACCGGTGATTACGGCGACGCGGACGACTGGATGATGGCGATGCGCAGTCTCAGCGAGCGGCTGCTGCATGGATTGGAGAAGCTCACGGCGCAGCCGGACGCGCAGTCCCTCAACAACCTCCTGTTCATCGCGTCTCTCCAGAGCGGCGTGACCATCGAACCCAACGTGAAGTCGCTGCTCGACACCGACGAGATCAGGCTGCTCGCACCACGCTGGCTGCGCATCCTGCGCGACGCGGCAGACGCGCTCCTGCAGGTCGAGGCGTCGATGGTCAGGCAGGGACAGCAGGGCACGCCGTGCACGCAGATACACGAGGCCGTCGGCCACGCATTGCGCGCCATGGAGTCGGTGCGCGCTCGCCGCTATGCAGACGGGAGGTGAGGCGCTATGAGCCGCATGACATTGGACAGGGCCCGCAAGAGCACCGGCATGTTCTCGCTCAGGCGTTTCGGCGGGTCGGGCACCACGAAGGAAAGCCGTCATCGGGCGTGGCTCTCCTTCCGCGCCGAGGGCGTGGGCGGCTCGGATATGAGCACGATTCTCGGCCTCAACCCCTACTCGACGCCGTATGAGCTGTGGTTGGAGAAGACGGGCCGTCAGGAGCCGGAGGACATCAGCGGCAGGTGGGCGATCATCAAGGGCAACGCCCTCGAGATCGAACTGCGCCGCCGCTTCCGCCAACTGCACCCGGAGTACCAGGTCATCGACGGCACCGACATATCGCTCGTGTCCGACGCCCACCCGGTCATGCACGCCTCGCTTGACGGATTCCTCTACGACGAAGCCTCGGATTCGTGGGGCGTCCTCGAGATCAAGACGGCGAACGCGAACCGTGGGCGCACCGACTGGCACAACGAGACGGGCGAGCTGGTCGCCCCCGACTACTACATGGCGCAGGTCACGCACTACATGGCGGTCACCGGGTTCGCGTGGGGCGTGTTCTACGCGGATATCGGCGAAAGCGAGCCGGTGGAGGTGCGTTTCGAGCGTGACGAGGACGACATTCAGGCCGTCACCGCCGCCGCCGAGGACTTCTGGGGGTATGTCGCGCGTGACGAGATGCCCCGGCTGACCGGGCAGGACGTGGCCAAGGCGTACCCATCCCCGGCGGAGGGCATCGAGGACATGAGCGGAAACAGCGACCTGCAGAACGTCATGGACTCATATCGTCAGGTCATCGCCGACGAGAAGACGCTGAAGGCACGCAAGGAGGAGCTGCGGGACTGCATCCTCGTCTACGTCGGCGACCACGAGGGCGTGCGCTGCGGCAACCTTCAGGCCACCTACAAGCACAGCACCCGCAAGGGGTACACGCGCGTGGTCGAACCATGGGAGGGCCGCAGCTTCCGATTCAGCGAAATCAAACCGAAGAAAACCAAGTAAAGGAGACCCGATATGGGACAGTTAGCGACACGGGCGCAGAACGCGCAGATGCAGACGATGAACCCGCAGCAGAACATGAAGAGCCTGCTGGAGAGGAGCTGGCCGCGCATCGCGGCCGTCATCGGCAACAACCTCAACCCGCAGCGCCTCTACCAGATGTACGTGAGCACCATCAACCGCGAACCGCAGCTCGCCAACTGCGGCGTGGAATCGGTGCTGTCCTGCTTCATGAAATGCGCCGCATTGGGCTTGGAACCGTCGAACGTGGACGGATTGGGACGCGCCTACATCCTGCCCTATGGGAACAAGAACTATCGCACCGGGCAGAAGGAAGCCACGCTCATCATCGGCTACAAGGGCATGATCGACCTCGCACGCCGCAGCGGCCAGATCAAGGACATCAGCGCCCGCGCCGTACATGAGGGCGACGAATTCGCCTACAGCTACGGGTTGAACGAGGACCTGCGTCACGTGCCGTGCGCGAAGCCCGGCAAGCTCACCCACGTGTACATGATCGCGAACTTCAAGGACGGAGGGCATTACTTCCAGGTGATGAACGCCGACGAGATCGAGGCGGCGGCGAAACGCAGCCCCAGCTACGGCAAGGCGGTCAGCCCATGGAAGTCCGACTATGAGGCCATGGCGAAGAAGACGGTAATCCGACGCGCGTTCCCCTACCTTCCGGTCAGCGTGGAGGCCCGCGACGCGGCCGCAAGCGACGACCAGACCCCGGATTATTCCGACGTGTTCCGTCCACTGCCCACCGTGACTGCGGACGATTCGCCGGTGGACGTGAGCGTGGACGAACCCGAGGAACCGGAGCAGTCGCAGCCGGAAACCCAGCCCGCGGTCTCCCCGGCCGAGGCTAAGCGTGACGAGGCCAGCGTCAAGGAAGGAGAGTAAGCCATGGCAGGAAGAACGACCATCATCATCCAGGGCACGGCGTGGGGAGTGCAGGAAACGCAGAGCGGGAAACGTTTTCTGCGCGTCTCGGTGACTCCGGGCTACCGCGACCGCAACGGCAACTGGCAGAGCCAGCCGGAACAGCACTATTCGGTGTGGCCTGCAGGCTACGCGAATCTCAACCCCGTGTTCGACCAGATTTCGCAGTTGCGGCAGAATCAGGACCAGTTCGTGGACGTGACCATCGTGGGCGAGGTCAGTGGCTTCGACGCCTACACGAACAAGAAGGGCGAGCCTGCCGCAAGCTGCAACGTCAACGCCAGCGCCGTCGCCATCACCAACGTGAGGCAGAAGAACGGCGGACAGCAGGGTTACGGCGCTCAAGGCGGATACCAGCAGCGACCACAAGGATATTCGCAGCCGCAGAATCCCGCTTCCGACCCGTGGGCCAACGGCGGCAGCGACCCGGAGTTTTAACGATGCTGTTGTATCACGACGAGACGCCGCCCGACACGGAACCGGTCTGCCCCACACACGGATGCCAACTGTATCCGGCCAGACCGGTCCCATGCCCGGAATGCGAGCTGGAAGCCGAAGAACAATACGGAATCGAACGATAAGAGAGGCTGATGATGGCGAACCCATCGAAAAACAAGGGCACTGCACTTGAGACGTGGACGGTGCGGTACCTCGCGTGGGCGTTGCAGGACACGCGCATCGACCGTATGCCGTTGCATGGCAACGCCGACCAGGGCGATCTGATCGGCGTCATGTTCCGCGGCGAGCCGGTGTGCGTGGAATGCAAGGACACGAAGACGCCGCAGTACCGCGCACATTGGCGCGAACTGCTGGTGGAGATGGCGAACATGGACACTCCCTACGGTGTGCTCGTCCAGCATCGCAGGGGCGTGGGCGTGAAAAGCCTCAAGGGCATGGCCCAACAGATGGCGATTCTGAGCGTGGACGTGCTCGAACGGTTCCTCGCCGTGTTCTCGGAGCTGAGCGAGGAGCACGCGCTCTTCGCCGTGCGCCTGCGCCGCGAGTCCAAGCCGGTGCCCAACAATCCGACGCTCGTGTGGATGCCGTTGGAACGGTTCGCGCTCCTGCTGAACGACGGACTTCCGTTGGGACCCGACGATGGCCAGGATTAACCCGCACGCCTACATCGGTGGTAGCCGTCGCACCGGCTTACGCGACGGCTACCGGCGCAAACCCGAGGCCGGCGGCGAGGGGCCGAAGCCCAGCGAGATAATCGCCGCCAGCCCCGAACTGCTGGCGTTGATAGCCGAATACCAAAGAGGCACGAGAAAGGAGGTCGATGATGGCCGGTTACGCGAGACTGAGCAATAACTTCTGGCAGGACAAGGACATCCTCAAACTACGTCGGAAGAACCCGTCGGCGGCATTGCTGTACGTCATGGCGATCAGCTGGTGTTCCGACCACGCGTCTGACGGCGGCATCGACGAGGACGAGCTGCTGTACGTGCTCAACGCCTCGGATGAGGACGTGAGCGACCTCGTGGCCTCCGGTCTGCTGCTCGAACCCAGCGAGGCCACCGAAGGCAGGTACATAATCCGTAATTATCTGAAATATCAGAACAGCGCGGAGCAGATCGAGCAGACCAAGGAGAAGGAACGGGATAAGAAACGTCGCCAGCGGGGGACGAAGCGGGACAATTCGAGTGTCCCGCCCATGTCACCGAACGTTACCGAAAATGTCCCCGACGTGTCCCCTAGGGACAATTCGAGTGTCCCGCCCATGTCACCGAACGTTACCGAAAATGTCCCCGACGTGTCCCCTAGGGACAATTCGAGTGTCCCGCCCATGTCTTTTAACCAAGAACCAATAACCAATAACCAAGAAGGATTTTCTAACGAAAATCCTCACCCCCAAACCCCCTCGCAAACCGAGGGGGCCGACGAACGAGCCGACGAGGCATACCCGCTCGAGTTCGAGCAGTTCTGGGTGACCTATCCGCGGCATACGGGCAAACGCAAGGCGTACCAGGCCTGGCGGAAGGCGAGACGGAAAACCAACAACAATTTGCTCATCGCCCAGGCCACCCGGTATGCGGCGGACCCGAACCGTGAGCCCGGCTACACGCTCACGCCAGCCAACTGGCTGGACGGCGAGCATTGGGATGACGACCCGCTGCCGGCCAAACCCGAGCCGACCGCACGCCCTTCGCCGATGCCGGCGAAGACCCGATCGCAGAGGAACCTCGAAGCGAACATGGCGAACACGTGGAAGTACATGACCCCCGCCGAAAGGGCGGAATACCAACGAAACCAAGGAGGCAACGATGCTCAGCAAGGGCGAGGCGGCGGCAATCCTGTCGCTCATCAACTCGCATCACGGCAACGCCCGATGGGATGACCTGCAGCTTGAGGCATTCTATGCGGAGCTGCGAGCGGACATGACGCAGGCCGAAGCGCGGGAGGCGGTGAAACGCTTCTACGCGGCCAACGATTCGGGCCGCTGGTGCGGCTCGGGCGACGTGAACGCGATCGTGCGTCGGATGCGCAACGAGTCGAAGCCCTCGGAGGCGCAGATCGGCCGTGAGAGCGAGAGGCTGGGGTTGGATGATGACCAGTCGTGGATGTACCGCCGCCAGCGGATGCTCGGCAACGGCCAGGATCAGGCGCGACAGCAGTCGTTGTCCACGCGTAACCCGCTCGAACTGGCCGCCACGAAACCGAGGAAGCGTTCCATGGCCGCGCATTCCACGGGAGCCTCACGCCTCGGCATGGCCTCGCTCGGCTCGATTCTGGGAGGCGCGTGATGGCCGCGTTTCCGACACCGCATGAGCAGGCCATTGCGTGGCTGCTCGAGGCCAAGGAGGTCAGCGGCATGAGCAGGCCAGCCGGAGAGTCTGAGTTCTGATGCGCGAATGGATAGAGCCGCCGGACGTCGAACCGGTATGCCCGAAGCATGGGTGCGCGCTGTATCCGGCGCGCCCCATCCCATGCCCCGAATGCGAAATCGAAGCCGAAGAACAGGAGGCCGACCATGCGGCATGACATTGACCTCGCCATCAGCAAGCCACTGTGGTGGACGCAGAACCGTCGAAGCCGCAGCTGGGCGGTGCCCTACCGGAGGAAGAAGCTGGTCAAGACGGTGAGCCTGCTCACCTTCAGCAACCTCATCAACGGCGGCAAGCTCCAAAAGCCCGAGCATTGGCCAAAGAAATCGGGGTAAGCGACTTCGAGCTAGCGAGGGAGAAGGCGCACGCCAACGCCGACATCATCCGAAACTATCCGAAACTCGACCTGTCGGACGCATGGAACGCATTCAACTCACGGCATTACGGCGAAACACACACCGTCAACGACTGGACACGACTCTGGAAAGGCTGGTGCCAACGCAGAGCCAACATGAGCGGCATACCACCGTCGAAACGCCACATACACACGTGGCAGTGCGAACACGTGCTACAGGCGCTCGGACGCGACAAGGAAACCGCCACGCCAGACCAACAAGCCTGCCAGATGGCGAAACAACTCAACAAGGAGAAATCATGAAACACGACAACCCGGAAACCATGTGCAGCTTGGAATGGTTGGAACACGAACGCCGCAAGGCATGGCAGGAAGGCTACGCGGCCGGATGGAAAAACCAGGAATGCGATTTCCCGCCACACACCACCGAAAATCCATATCTGGAGGCCGAATGACCAACACCGAGAAGCCAATAATCTGCACCGTCATCACCTGCATGCTCATCATCTTCCTCACCATCGGCACATGCATCTCCATGCAGTGGTACACGGCCACCCACCACGATTTTCAAATGGAGACAGTCAGGACGGGAGACGTGACGTGGGCATGCCTCAAAGACCGAGGCACATACATCGGATGCAACACAGTGGAGGAATACAAATGAAGAAAATACTCGCAAACATGATCATCAAGTGGCATCAGGCCGGATACGCGCTCGACGAAATCGCGCCGCTCGTGCCGCAAGTGCCCAAAGCCGAAGTCGCCGCGATCATCCACCAGCACGACAAGGAGACTCGACTTTGACCGACTGCCAGCACTGCCACAAGCCCATGAAACCGGCATCGGCGAACATGCTCTGCCAGAACTGCCGTGAAGACTACTGGACCATGATTTATCAGCTCGGACACGTCCAACTGCCAGCACTGCGAAGCATCATGCTCCGCCAAGCACACATCGGCACCCCAGAACACATGCCAAACAAAGGCAACGCGCCACTGCCCATCGACACCCGCGCGCAAGACCTCATCGCAGAATCGGAAGCATGGCTCGCCGAACAGGCAGGCAAAATCAGAGCGGCATACGCCGCATACGACTGGCGGAAAGCATGGTTCGCCATCATAAGCAACAAACACACCATATTGACGATGAGCACCGCAGCAGACGACTACGCCGCCCTGGAACACATCGTCCGACATAACGAACAAGCACTGACGCCGGAAGACGAGCTCATCATCATCGGCACCTGCCCAAAATGCGACAGCATGCTCACCGGCACGCCAGAAGCCGAATCGGTCACATGCCAAGGCTGCCACAGCGAATGGGCCGCGCCAGCAATCAAAGCAGCCCGAGACCATCGACTATGGCAAGTGCAAATCACCGGCACACCCAGCGACGCGGCAAAAGAGCTGAAACGATACGGCCTGACCATATCACGCAACCTCATCAGCCAATGGCTCAAACGCGGCAAACTCCACGCCACGCCGACAGAACACAAGCGGCAGTACACGTTCAACCTCGGCGAGTTGGCCGCACAACTTGACTGTCACCGTTGAAATGCTATACTGTCGTATGTTCGTAGAATGGTTCAGCCGGAAACGGTTGGACCATTATTCATATCCAGCTGCATTCGCTATAATCATCTCTGTCCGGCATGGAGCCTCGCGAAAACCCTTGGGGCCGATGTGAAAAGGACGCCGACATATGCGGCGAACACCAGTCACACCGGTAGCCCATAAATGGCTGGGGCTGGTCTGGGGAACTTCGCGGGTGACGTACCCAGAACATGCCGGACACTTCTTACCGATGTGGGGGATTGATGTACAAGGTATGCTCCACCTCCGGTTGCCCACACCTGGTCTCCTCCGGCTCGCTGTGCGACGAATGTAGGAAAGCCAAAGACAAGCGCCGGACACGAGGCCGCAATCCATACACGTCGAAAGCGCATCGCCTCGCACGCGCCCGCGTGCTGGCAAGGGACCCGCGGTGCGTCTGTCCCGGCGACGGGCCGGACGGATGCGGAAGGCACCATGGCCTATGCGGTGCCCCCAGCACCATAGCCGACCATTGGCCGATCGAACGCATCGAGCTCGTCGAAGCAGGCCTGGACCCCAACGACCCGCAACGCATGCGCGGCCTGTGCAAGCGCTGCCACGACAGCAAGACCGCGAGGACGAAACCTTCAGGCTTCAACAACAGACAAAACCTCAGCTGACACACACAGGCTTCGGCACCAAAACAAAACATTCCATCGAAGCCAAGCCAACGACGCCAGCCGCTCACGTCGAACGACACGAAAGACGAAAGCGACCAAGTCTTCTCGATTCGATTCGCGACTCATCGCAGCAGCAAGCGAGTCAAACAAAAAAACCGTTGCAAAACAAACGGAAGCAAACCATCAAAACACCCACGGGGATACCCCCTAAAAGTTTGGGTAGTGGAACCGCCGGAGAGCTGTCTCCGAGGTGCGGAGAGTTCAAAAGTTTCAGAGGGGGCGGGCGAAAGGCCCTGCGTCCCACAGCGAAGGAACGGCGCAAGGCCGTCCGACGATGGAGGAGCCATGCCAAGAGGAGGAAAACGCGTCAGGTCTGGCCCGATGCCAGATCCGTCGAGCGGCGCCAGCGAACGCAGGGGATACACCCTGCGCAGCCTGCCGAACACCGAATACAAGGGCCGTCCGCCGAAGTTCCCGCTTCCGCCGTATGTGCTCCGCTATTTCGACAAGGACTCGCAGGAATGGGTCGAGGACAGGGCCGGTTCGGAATCGTGGAACGAGCGTGAGTCCGAGTTGTGGAGGCAGTTGTGGCGTCTACCGCAGGCGCGCGCGTGGAAACAGCCACAGCTGAAGTATCTGCATTACCAGATCGCCTCGTATGTCCGCGAATGCGTGGTGTGCGAGAGTCCGTCGGCCAAGGCGGCTGACGTGGCCGTGAAGATCAGACTCGAGGACCGAATCGGCCTGTCCGAGGCCGGATTGCAGGCGCTCGGCTGGAAGATCTCCGAGGACAACGTCGACATGGCCGCCCACGAGGTGCCAGCCACGGACGCGGAGGCATCCGAGAGCGGCATGAACACCAAGATCGTGCAGTTCCCGCGCCGTTTGAGGGCGTGACATGGCCGACGATTGGATCATCGACTTCCCGACGCTCGCAGACCTGCAGGATGCGTGGGTTCGGCGTCACGTGCGCCAGCCGGACGGTATTCTCCGCGGCAAGCCCTTCTGCTGGTCAGATTGGCAGTTCTGGTACGCCGCACACCGCTGGAAGGTGCGCGAGGACGCGGAATTCATCCCGCCCGAAGAGGTCACGGTGGACAATCCACTGGTTCTCAACCAAGCCTTCCAATATCGTCTGACCGGCTGCATTGGCCCGCAGAAGACAGGCAAGGGGCCGACCGAAGCATCATGCGCCATCCTCGAAGCCTGCGGTCCCGTCGTGTTCGCCGGTTGGGCGAAGCCCGGCGACGTGTACCGCTGCTCCGACAACGGCTGCCCTTGCGGATGGGTCTACCATTACAATCCGGGCGAGCCGAAGGGCATGCGCCATCCATCGCCGCTGATACAGCTGACCGCGAACTCCGAGGACCAGGTGCGCAACGCCTACCGTCCATTGGTCGCCATGATCAAGCTTGGTCCGCTGAAACAGTTGCTCAAGGTGCGCGAGGGGTTCATTCGCATCCTTCGCCCCGGAATCAACCTTGACGACGATGATCTCGATCTCGACCGTATCGACGTGGTAACCGCCTCGGCAACCAGCCGCTTGGGTAATCCGATTTCTGATGCGGAACAGGACGAGGCAGGCCTGTACACCAAATCGAACGGCATGCTCGACGTGGCCGACACCCAGCGCCGCGGCGCCGCAGGCATGGGCGGCAGGACGCACTTCTGGACCAACGCCTACGACCCAGGGGAAAACAGTTACGCCCAACAGCAGTTCGAATTGGGCAGTAAGGACGCGTGGATCTTCTACCGCAACCCCGATTTGAACCCGGACTTGCGGCACAAGGACGGCACGCCATACAGCTTCAACAACCGGCGCGAACGCCGCAAGATCCTCGAATGGGTCTACGCCGGAAGCCCGTGGGTGCCTTTGGCTTCCGTCGAAGCGGAGGCCGAGGCGCTCATGGAGAAGGATCCCGCACAGGCGGAACGCTTCTTCGGCAACCGAATGGTGCAGGGCGGTGGAGCATGGCTCGAGGATGGACTCTGGGAGAGCTGCTATGCAGGAACATGAGCTTTGGCTTGAGAACCCGCCGAAAGGCACCGAAGTGTGTCTTGGATTCGACGGATCTGAGAACGACGACTGGACATGCATCAAGGCCGAGACGCGCGAGGGTTTCATCTTCACGCCACGGTACGGCGAGGATCGCCGTCCGACGATCTGGAATCCGAAAACATGGGGCGGACGCATCCCGCGCAGCGAGGTCAATGCCGCCATGGACGAGCTCAACGACCGATACAAGGTTATCCGCGCCTACTGCGACCCCGGTTTCCGCGACGAGGTGTCGTGGGAATCGCAGATCGAGGCGTGGGACACGAGATACGGCCCGAAGAAATTCATTCCCTGGGCGATGAGCGGGTCGAGCCGCATCACCGCGGTTTGGGAGGCGTTGAAACGCTTCGAATCCGACCTGCAGCATCATGCGATCACGCATGACGGGTGTCCGATCACCATCACGCACATGCGCAACGCGCGCAGATTCGCCAAATCGGGCGAGCGTTACGGTTTGGGCAAACCGAAGCAGACAAGGAAAATCGATGCGGCCGTGACAAGCGTGCTCGCCCATGAGGCGGCTTGCGACGCGCGCGCCGCTGGCTGGGGCAGGAAACGCAAGGCGTACCTGCTTACAGGCTCCACCACGAGGGGGTTCTAGAGATGATTCGTACCGCCGATGACGTGAATCGCATGGCGAATCTGCTCGCTCTGAAGATCGAGAACCGTCGGCCGGACATCAGGAAGCATACGGATTATGTTCGCGGCAAACGCGGCGCATTGAAGTTCGCGTCCGACGAGTTCAAACGCTACATGGCCGACCGGTTCAGCGGCTTCGCCGACAACTGGTGTCTGCCGGTCGCGCAGGCACCAGTCGAACGCATCCATTTCAGGGGATTCATTCCGTATGACGATCGCGAATTGGATTCGCATGTGATGCGGGTGTGGGAACGGAACGACTGCGACCGCAAACTGCAGGAGACGGCGCTGATGATGACCACGACCGGACGTGCGTTCGGCCTGGTCACGTCGATGCCGGACGGCAGGGCGCGCATCAGCTTCGAGCATCCGGACAGCGCGGCAGTGCACTACGACCCGCTCACTGGCGAGGTCGATGCGGGGCTGCTGGTCCGATACGACGAGGAGCACGAGTTCGGCACTTTGCTGCTGCCGGACATGGTTTTCGATGTGGTGCGGGTGCGTGCGGGCGGCGACGATGAGAGGAATCGTTTGCCGCCCGGCGTGGAGGGCTGGCGGTTCGTGCCGGACTCCGCGCGCGTGAATCCTCTCGATCGAGTCCCGTTGGTTGAATTCCGCAATCAGATGCTTTTGGACGATCTGCCGATCAGCGATGTGGAGCAGGTCGAATCGATGCAGGACGCTGTCAACGTCTGCTGGGCGTATACGCTCAACGCCTTGGATTTCGCGTCCATGCCTGCGAGGGTGATCCTCGGCGGTGATTCGCTGTCCGAGCCGGTCTTCGACAAGGTTACCGGCGAGCAGGTAGGCGAACGCCCAGCGAGCCTGGACAAGCAGGTCATGGAGCGCATCATGCAGATCACCGGCAATAATGTGTCGATTGGCGAGTGGACCGCCAGCAACCTGCAGGCTTTCCTGCCGATCATCCAGAAGGCCGTCGAGCACATCGCGGCCGAAACCCGTACGCCTGGGCATTACCTGCTGACGAATGCCGAGGTGCCGGCCACCGGCTACGAGGTCGCCGAAGCTGGATTGGTGAGCAAGACGCTGGAGCGCATCAGCTTCATGCGCCAGCCGGTGCGTGAACTGTGCGAGATGGCCATGATGCTCGAGGATGACGAGGAATCCGCCCGGATCCTCGATGATTCGAAGGTCGTGTTCGCCACACCGCAATACCGCAGCGAGGCATTGATGGCCGACGCGATGCTCAAATACAAGCAGCTCGGCTATCCACTGCAATGGATAGCCGAGCAGATGGGCCAGAGCCCGGAAGATATCAAACGCATCATGCGCATGGTGGATGACGAGAGCCATGACCCTGAGATGGCCGAGATAGCACGCAGCCTAAGGGTCGGAGGTGCATCTGATGACGGTGACGCTGGAGAGCCTGTCGGATAGCCGGAACACTTTGGCCAGACTATGCCTGCTGGCCGTGAGGGCGGCGGACAAGGCATGGAAGGGCGTGGATCCGCTGCGGGTGCGTGACAGTTGGAATCGGACGAACGTCGATTTCATCACGCTCTTCGCCGCCCTGCAGACGCGTGCGGCGAGCGATGCGATGGACTCGTCCACGTTGATGCTCGCAGAACAGGGCGATTACGTGCGTCCCGATGGCGGCATCGCGAATCCCCTCGCCTTCGGGGCAGGTTTCGCGCCGAGCGGCATCGACCTCGAATCATATTTCGACATTCCGGTCACGCACACATTGTCGGCCATCAAATCAGGACTTGACCCGATAGACGCCATGCGGTCCGGACGCCGGACGCTCCGCCAGATGGCCATGCAGGCCATCGAGGACACATCCATCAGCGCGATGGGCGTCAGCATCACCCAGCGTTCCGGTGTCGGCTACGTGCGCGTCGAATCACCCGACTGCTGCCCACGATGCGCCATCCTCGCCGGAAAATACTTCCGGCACAACAACGACTTCCTGCGCCATCCGAAATGCCACGGCCGCACCATACCATGCAAAGGCAAGGACAAGGCCGAGAAACAAGGCTGGATCACTGATCCGATGGACCGCTTCAACCGTATGAGCGAGGCGGAGCAGGACGAGCTCTTCGGACACGCCGACGCGCAGGCCATCAGAGACGGCGCCGACATATACCAGGTCGTCAACGCACACCGAGGCATGCGGCCGGTCGGACGCGGCGACATCCGCATGACCACGTCCGAAAGCACCAGCCGATACGGGTGGAGCCGCATGATCCGCAAATACGAATACGGGCAGCGGCAGCGGCGCAGGCTCACGCCGGAAGGCATCTACAGCTTCAATCTTCCCCGCGAGCAGACCATTGAACTTTTGAAGCGCGAGGGCTACATCCTGCCAGACAAGTGGCGTGAGCAAGTGCCGGAACTCCGCCGTCGGCAGTGGCTCCACAACAACGAATGGCGTCAGGGGCGGCATGAGGAGCTGACCGCGGCGCAGAAGCGCCTCGAGAACGCGCGACTCCGCTATGAGGCCGCGCTGGACGGCCGTAATCCTTATCAGCCCAGCAAACCGGTTACGCCGGACGTGCTGGCCAAGGCCGAGAACTCGTATCGCCGCTGGCTTTCCAGCAACGGCGAGATTTACAACCGATGAAAGGAAAAACACATCATGTCCGATGGGCAGCAGCAGGATCCGAACAGCAATGATCCGGGCGCACAGAAGCCGACAATCGACTGGCACGACAAGTTCCTCGGCCAGAAAAAGGTCAACAGCGACCTTGAGACGAAGCTCAAGGCCGCCTACGAGAAGGCCGACCGCGTTGACGAGCTGGAGAAGCAGGTCGCCGACTGGGAGAAGCGCGGCACGGAATTCGACTCCGCGCAGGCCACCATCGCCGGACTGCAGAAGCAGGTGCTCCAAGCGAACGTCACAGCCGCCGCAACCGGCAAGCTCATCAACCCCGGCGACGCATTGAAACTCATCGACTTCTCCGACCTGACCGTTGACGATCAGGGCGGATACGACCAGAAGGCGATCGGCGACAAGATCGACGCCTTGGTCGCGGCACACCCGTATCTCGCGCAAGGCGGGAACAATGCTGGCCTGACGGGAATCATCCCACCGTCGGGCGCCCGCGATGGCGATCATCAGACGGGACAGCTTACCAGGGACGATCTGAAGAACATGACCCCGAAGCAGATCGACGAGGCGCGCCGCAAGGGCCGTCTGAATGACCTGCTCGCAGGCCGCAGTAAGTAAGGAGGCCAGCAATGGCAATCACCAATTTCATCCCCGAGGTATGGTCCGCCGCCATCCTCGAAGCCCTGCGCGCGAAGCTCGTCTTCCCGAGCCTGTGCAACCGCGATTACGAGGGCGACATCCGTGAGGCCGGTGACACCGTGCACATCACCGGATACAACGACGTGACAGTGCACAAGTACACGCGCGGCCAAGCGATCACCGTCGATGATGCCACGGATAAGGAAGCCGCCGTGCTCAAGATCGACCAGTCCGACTATTTCGCTTTCAAGGTCAACGACCTCGACAAGACTCAGGCCAAGGCCGATCTGACCGGAAAGTTCACCAATTCCGCCGCCTACAACATGATGAAGAACGTGGAGACCTACATCTCCAATCTCATGGACGCGGCCGTCAGCACTCCGGCGAAGACCGTGGCCGTCGGCACCCCTGCAGACGCGTATCTCGCCGTCGTGGAAGCCGGACGCAAGCTCGACGTGCAGAACGTGCCCGACGAGGGCCGCTGGCTTGTCGTCAGCCCAGACTTCTACGCCTTGCTGCTGCAGGACTCCCGCTTCATCGAAGGCACCGAAGCGGGCCATAATACTCTGCTCAACGGCGTGGTCGGACAGGTGCGCGGCTTCACCGTAGTGAAGTCCAACAATGTGCCGCGCAAGTCCGCCAGCCCGGACACCCAGTCCATTCTCGCCGGCACGAACGCGGCCGTGACCTTCGCGCAGCAGGTCAGCAAGGTGGAGGCGATGCGCATGCAGACCGACTTCGCCGACATGGTGCGCGGCCTCGACCTGTACGGCGCCAAGGTCATCCGTCCAGAGTGCCTGACCAAGATCACACTGAACCTCTCCACCTCCACCGCTCGTTCCATGCAGGATGCGACGGCCTCCGTCGTGAGCGATACTACCGAAGACAGCGATGGTGAAGAGGCTGCTGCAGGCAAGAAGAGTGGCAAGTAGTCGAATCCGATGATCGGAGGCTGAAATGACCGCACTGGCCACCCTGGACGACTTGAAGCGTAACGGCATCGAAGTGACCGACGAGCAGACGGCATTCACTCTGCTCGACTCGGTCTCCGAAGCCGTCCGCTCGGCCGCTGGGTGTCCGATCACGCTCGGCGAATGGACAGTGGACCTGCCAGGCGAACAGTCCAGGAAACTCGACCTGCCATGCCGTGCGGTGCGCGACGTGTCCAAGGTACTCGTGGACGGGCAGTCCATCGATGATTGGAAACTCTTCGGCTCCTCTCTCTATCGGGAGGAGCCATGGAGCACCTTCGGCGGCATACCGTCGACCGTGACGGTCACCTTCCGCGGCGGCTGGGATCCGATACCGGCCGATATCGTCAGACTGGTCTGCTCGTATGTCGCCGCCGGATTACATCAGCTCGCGGATGGTGGCCCCGGCGCCCACTCCGGCATCGCCTACGAGAGGCTTGATGACGCGCAGGTCGGATATACGCATGATGGCACCCAGATCGACGCGACCGAATTGCCGGAAGCGACCAGACGCAGCCTGCGCAATCGCTTCGGTGCGAACGTCAGTTCGATTGGAGTGTTCCGATGAGAATCAGCGCATCCTTTCTCGCAAAGGCCAGAGCCAACGCGGAAGCGCTCATGACCGACGAATGCACCGTGGTACGTCCAAGCGGATCCGTGACAGACCCTGCCACGGGCGAGGTCAAGCCCGACAGCACGCAAGTGTATGCGGGACGTTGCAAGGTGCAGACTTCAGGCGGATTGGCGTCCGAGAATGTGGAAGGCAGTGCGGCGCAGTCGATGGGAGCCGTCTCATTGGTCTGGTCACTGTACGTGCATTTTCCATACGGCACTCCAGGCCTTCGCGCCGGTGACGTGGTGGAAGTCACGGAATCCGCTAATCCGCTGCTCGTCGGCAGGCGGCTCAGGCTCGTCTCACCTCAAAGCGAGAAGACGCACGCCACCGCATGCCGGTGGAACGTGAAGGAGGTGGGCAACAGCAATGAGTGACGTGACAATCGACGCTTCGGAGCTGACCGCTTTCGGCCGCAGGGTCGCCGCGGCCCACGCCACGGCTTCGGTCAAGGTTGCGCAGGCGGTGAAGAAGGGCGCGCAGAACGTCAAGGAGTCCATTCTGGAGGACGTTGCCGGTTCCGGCAACGCCGGTATCCGCAAGGTGCTGGTCGCCTACGAGATGGGCAGCACCGGCACCACCGTGTACGCGGACGTGAGCCCCCGCGATGGCGGGGCCAGCGACTTGGCCAACATCGCGTTCTTCGGCACGGCGAAAGGCGGCGGAACCCATGACTTCTACGAACATGCAGAGACGGAGCTGCCCACGCTCGCCGAATACGTGGCCGATGCCGCCGACGACATGCTGATGGGAGCCATCGGATTATGAGTGTCATGGACTTGACCAATGCGGTTCTCGACCTGCTGCCCTCCATGCCGTCCGGCGTGAAGGTCTACCGGCAGGAGGAGCCGCTGGAGTCGGAGATGCCGCCGTGGATCATCGCGCGCGTCTCCACCGACCGTCATGTGACGGCGGAGACGATGCGGTTCACCGCACACTCCGCGCTCCTGGAGGTTCGCGCCGTCAGCACCACCGCCGACAGCGTGAACATCTGGTGCGACGACATGTTGATTCCCGCGTTGGCGAACCGCTCCCCAACCCGGCCGCCGGGCTACACGGTCGGCCAGCTCACCCTCACGGAGGATTCCGGCGCGTACGCGGCCGGCCTGACCGCCGACGACACGTCGCGCCGCTATCAGGTGCGCGTCCTGCGGTTCCGCTTCACGTGGACCCGCCCGTAGACAACCAATCATTTACCAGAAGTCTTCAAGGCCATCCCATA